CGAAGCGTATCGTAAGCATCTGTGCCTTCGAGAACGTGTGTGATTTCGTGACCGACAACAGACTGCCAAGCCTTCGCAGACTGTACGTTAAGGGTAATAGTGTCTTTGTTCTTGTTGACAAAGCCGTTTGTAACCTTGCCCTCGAATGTAAAGCCTGCTTCCTTCAGTCTTTCGTTGTTTGAATATTCGAAAGCAATTCCTTTCTCCGCTTCAATCCACGAGAGAGTGTCTACAAGTTGGTGTGAACGATAGGTGTTGTTCAGCATACCGCTTTTAATAGCTCGTTCTACTGCCGCTCTCCGCTTGCCTGTGTACTCGGATAAATCAGCCTCAAACGCCTGTCCTCGTCTCTCTCTTTCCTTGTAGCTCTCGACAAGTTTGCCGTTTCTCTTGAGTATGCGAGTCATCTCATCGTCAAGATTCTTCCGCAGTCCGTCTCGCTTGGTAGTGTCGGAAAGATTCATTCCCTCAAGCTCTTCCAAACGTTTCTGCTGATTTCTTGTAAGCTCGCCTGCCTTAATATTGGAAAGATCGTCAAGCTCTTTCTTCAGTTCCGTCTCCGTCTTGACCTGCTCCGTGTATGCCTTGTATTTCTCGCCGCCAAGCACACTCTCGATAGTGTCAATGTCAATCTGTCCGTGTTCCATCTGATCAAGAACAGATTCACGGATTTTTGCCTTCTCTTTATCTGTGAGCTTCTTGTCGCCTGTTTCTTTCTCCGCAATGGTGTCATTGACAACCTTGTCAACAACAGCCTGCTCGTTTCTGGTCAGCCCCGTTGCAATGTCTCGCCCACTGATTACGGCTTTGCCTGCGGTGAAGCCTCCGCCGAGAACAGCACCACCGACAAAGGATTCAAGCGCATCCTCTTTAGAGAAAAGCTCCTCGATCTCCTTGTCATCCATATATGAGAGCTTCTGTCCGATAGCACTCATATAGCCGGAGAATATTTCCTCCACGCCTTCTGCCGTAGCATCTGCGCCGATTTTGCCTGTGGAAACTAAAACCTTGGCGAGTTTGCTTGTCACTTTCTTTGACAGCCCATCAAATGCCACATCGGTTAATGTTTTGCCGCCAAACTTGATACCACCGAGCTTTTCCGAAAGCATTTCTGCTCCTGCGGCTACCGCAGAGCTAAACACGCCCTCGTCAAAGGATGCACCATTCTTAAATGCGTTCTCTGCTTCAGAGCCAAAGGTTGTGCCTGCCATCATACCCGTAGCCAAGCCCTGTCCTATACCCGGAATAAAGCTCAAGCCCGTCTGTACTGCAAGCTGTCCTGCCGACTGCGCGAGCGCATCGGATTTCTCGCCAAATACAGAGTATTTTTCCTCGTTGATGACTGCCTCTCGCATAGGCGCGGTTAGGATTGCATTAGCCACCGCTTTTGTGCTTGCCTTGGCTATCGCTTCCTCGTCATAGAGGTCTTTGGCAACATAATCTGCGGTCTCTTTTCCAACTCGGTCTTGATAGCCTTGGTATCTTCCAAGTACGCCGTCAGCATCTTTGCCTGTTAGCGTATTGAAAATCATCTCGTCTTGAGCCGCTTGCATCATACTCTGCTCGTTCATCTTACTGCCGAGCGTTAGAGCAGTATCCCACAACTTTTCGCCAATGCCGATAGCACCTGCACCCAAGTTTTCAAGCACATCAGTTCCCGAGCCGAGAACGCTCTGCCACCAGTTACCCTCGCTCTTCTTAAACCAAGTGCGCTCGTTCTCCTCCCTCTCTCCCCACTTTTCAGAGAGAGAGGATTTGAAAGAGTCATACTTGTCCTCAATAGCATCACCGATAGAGTCAATCTTCTTTTCGGCAGAGGAAAGGAAGCTCTCCACACGGTCTCTTACAGTAACAGGGGCAATATCGTCATCATTGATTTTTGTTATTTTGCCTTTCCCATCCATATAATAGGAAACGCCACTTTTCTTCTTTTTCTTTTGCTCTTTGGTTATGTTGCCATCCGCATCCATATAATATTTAGCCACGATATCGCCTCCTTACTTAATCTGAATGTACTTGTTCTGTCTGCCTTCCCAATACCACTTCTTGCCGTCAGGTGTCTTCCAAACGGTTTGTGTTACATAGACATCCTGACCTTTCTGATTACCGTACATATAAGTGGTTATAAACGATATCGTATCGCCTGTCTTTTTCAGCTTCTTGCCCTTAATGTTGTCGGGCTGATAGCCGTTATCGAACGTGCCGTTTTTGCAGTCGGGATTCTTTGGGCCTTGATAGAAGTTAGTGCTTACCGCAGTATTACCCTTCTCTGATCCCTTTGTGTCGCTGAAGTTGACTGCTTGCGGAGAATAGTTCTCTACGTTTTTCCTTACGCTACCGCTCACGTTGCTTGCTGTGATTGCTTTATTTTTCGCTGTGAGGTCATTCTGATATTTTATCAATGCCTTATTATTAGCAAGCTCTTTGTCGAGCTTTCCTAAAGCGTTTTTGTATTCCGCTTCAAGCTGTTCCTTCTGAAGAGCGTATTCTTTTTCAATGCGCTCCATTTCCGCCGCATCTTTTGCGTCCTGCAAATCCAGTTCGTGCTGACGGTCAAGTGCTGCTTCGGAGACCTCGTGCGCTCTGTCAAGTGCTGCTTCTGCCGCATCGTGTTCACGGTCAAGTGCTGCTTCGTCCGACTCGTGCTGACGGTCAAGCTCAGCCTGTTCGGTCTGCCACTTCATAGATTCGGTATACTGTCTGATGTCTTCCTTCAGTGCGTTTTCTGTATTGATCTGCTGAAGAACATCCTGATAACGGTTGTAGTACATATTGTCAAGCTCAACCTTCTTGTTAGCCTGTTCAAGAATAAGCTGATTCTTGTACTGGAATCCCTCAAGAGAAAGTTCAAGCTGTTTCTGTAAGGTTTGATATGCAATCTCTGCAAGTGCCGCATTGTTCTGAAGCTGTGCATCCTTGATTGCATTGTTATAATTCAGCACCGCATTGTTATATGATTCTCTCGCTGTAGCCACACGATTCTGATATGTGTTGTACATACTAACCTGTGAGCTTTCGGAGAAGCCTGTATTGGTAAGTCCTGCGGATGCCATCTGTTCAGCGTTTACACCGTACTGATTCGACTGCTTCTGCCAGTCAACGTAAGATGCAGACTGTTCCTTGAGATAGTCCTTGTGCGCCTTATCCTTCTGCTGTTCTATCTGCTCGATAGCGAAGTCAGTCTGTGCGTTCTGAATCTCTGTCTGCTTGTCTTCCCATTTGTCAAGCGCATCAATCTGATTCTGATAATATCCGTCAACATTCCCAATCATTCCGGCATAGGTCTGCTCAAGCTCGGTGAGTGCCTGATTCTTGTCAGACTCAACCTTGCCGAAACGTGGGTCATTATAGTTGACATCATAGTTAGGCGTTACACTGTACGCCTCTTTCAACATCTGTTCCTGTATAGATTGTGATATTGCCATTTATTCACCCCCTGTTAGCGTTTGATGTATCCACCCACGAAAACTTCGAGGGATACAGTTTCCAAACTGAAGCGTGTCTGTGAGTAGAATTTGAGCTGTAAATCTTTGAATTTCTTGCGCTTGATTCTGCACACAAAATAGTCCGCGATATCGTTATATGTGCCGATAAGCTCAAAATCTGTGTCTTCGAGCTTTGCATACACGGAGATGTCGCCTGTCGCTTCGCCTACACATCCTCTTTTGTTGGTAGTTTTCAGCTTGTTTGGATGCTTGAATTTGTCAAGCGGAGTCACCCAATAGCTTTCTACGTTTGCCTCCACATCAGTGAAGGTATATACACCGTCACTCGTGCCGAGATAAAGAATACCGTCCTTTACCGTTGCACACTTGACTTCGTGTTCAATCTGCCAATAAAACCACTCGTACTCAAGGTGATTCTCGTTCTGGAACATCGCCCTTGAGTCAGCCAGATATACCGTATTGCCTATGAATACAAGCAGATAGCCTTCCCATTCGGCAAGCACCATATCCTTGTACTTCGCCTCGGTAATCATCTTCCGGTCAACAAGAGAGCTTCGGTGTGCCACAGCCTGTTCGGTTGTTACATCTCCGCTTATGCCTTCCATTCCTCGTTCACTGAAGAATACGATGTCATCGTTGAAGTTCACAGCAGCACCGATACAGCCTGTTGTAATGCTTGAGTGTGTTGACGGATAAACCTTGCCGTATTCGTCATCAAGAGACGGAGTATGATAGAACACCGTTGTATTGGTGTCGGAAGGCTCGCGGAATACCCATATTGCGTTATTGCCTGCCACCAAGCCTCTTACAGCCGCATCATCCATACCTTCCTTGTAATAGTCAAGGTCACTCACATATGAAGGATCATTCAAAGATGAGTTCCACACCATATTCGGAAAATCGGGATTTCCACTGAAGAATACACGGTTGTCGAACACCTGAAGCAAAGTGCATTTCTGAATGCATTCGGTGTACTTCGGCACAGCCTTCTTAAACTTGATAACCACGTTGTCCTGTCCGTCTGTAAGCGGAGCGGAAGGTGGAGTATTCTTGAAGGTAATCGAGCCTTCTGCATAGTTGACCGTGTATGTACTTGTTGCCACCACTGTATCGTTGACTGTAACAACAGGCACATAGTCCGTGTCAATGTTTATCACATCAAGGAAGAAGGAGAAACTTGCGCCGTCTGCGAGGAAGCTGTTCTTTCGATAATCGGACAGCATATTGACATCCTCGTAAGTTGTACCGCCACCCATAGGCTTTCTCGCTATGGTAGTAGTGGGGATATAGCCAACCACTTTGCTAACGGTGCTTCCGTCATACTTGAGGTAGTTTTTGCCGTCCTTCAGATAGAAAATATCGTCATAAACGAAGCTCTGGCTCTTTGCCGTATTGAGTCCTGTGTACAATGCCGTTGTGGTGCTTCCAGAGGCTTTGTAGAGCTTGTTTCCGCTGTGGACGAGTATTTCTCCACCATAAAAGAAAATGCCGTACACGGTCTCTGTGAACGCTGTGGAGAGCTTCATTCCCGGACGGGTTTCAATGCGCTCTGTATTCTTATAGTTTTTCCATACGTTGAGACAGTCGGGACTTCGAATCAGATTGATTTCTTCTCCCCGAAAGTCTGCACCTCTGAAGCTACTGTAGATGCGTGAAACTTTGTTGTCTGAAGAAAGATAGCTCATTAATATCCTCCCTCAATGTATATACTTGTCATTGCATAGCGAGGATCAATAAGCTGTTTCATACTTTCGTATCGTGTGCCGTATACAGAGCCGTATTCTGCCGAAATATCGCTCTTCAGCAGGTCTGCGGCAATACCATAAGGCATAACCTCAAGCACATCTGCGCTAAGCTCAAATTCATAGCTTCCCTTGGTTGTGTCGGTAATTCTTTCGGGATACACGAAAACATCAATTTCTGCTGTTCCGCTTTCAAGAATCTTAAACACTGTATTGCTTGCCTTGGGAATGTTGTTTACGCCTGCAAAAAGACTGATTTGGAATACCTCATATCCGCATTCCTTCTCAATGTCGGCAAAGTCAATCTTATCCCCCTTGGATACTTCCATCTCAACGTACTTCGGTATCTTCTTGATTCTTGCAAGCTCATACATAATCTGATTCGTGACATATCGGATTTTCGCCTGTATGTCGGGATCATCAGTAAGGTATTCGCTGTCGGGATTCAGTTCTTCAATAAGGCTCAACACCTTTTTATCCATTTCGTTTAAGGTCATTTTCTCGCCTCCTTATTCCTCATACTCCACACCGTACAGGTCAAACAGAGCTTTCACCTTTTCGTCCTTCACAATCTGCTTCTGCTGACCGTGATTCATAGAGTTGTAAACTGTCTGTAATGCTTCTTTTGTTGAAGCCCTTGCCTTATCTACATTGGTGCGTAAAGTTTCTCTTTTCATTCAACCTCTACCCCCATTTCAGAAAGTGCTTCAAGGTAGTCTGTTTCCGTTGCCTCGTCACTCGGCACATCAGGCTCTGCTATCTCCGCAAGATAAGCCTCAAACTCTTCACGTTCGATTTCTACAATCAAAGGATCGGTAATGTTTGGTTTATTGGGGCTGTATGACACTACACCGATGGTTTTTCCGCTTTCATCAATGTATTTGTAGTAGTATTCCATTATTCGTCGTCGCCTCCTTCTCCGATTGCTATGTAGCTATATCGACTGCCAAAATTATGCTGTTCTGAGTCGGTTGTCTTAACAACAAAACCGTTTGAGTTCATTGTGACAGACAGATACGTTTCACTATCAAGTCTCGGAAATGATGGGTCGTAACTTACTGTTCCACCGCTTAGACCACCGCACACCGCAGCTATATTGTATTTTGACCCCAATCCCGAAAATTTAACGCTCAACAGCAACACTACAAATTTAGGTGTGAAAGACAATCCCGACACACTAAATATTGTTTCACCACTTGATGAAGTTGATGTAGTTAATGGTGTAACAGTTCCTGTTGCATAAGCGAGTCCACCCCCACCTGCAAAATTACCTGCAACACCAAATATACTCACACCGCTTTTGATGTTGCTTGCAACGAGGTTGGAATCCCCCTTAATGGTCTGTGTGCCTGATAAGTACCTACCGCTTGCGATGGTCTTGTTGGTTGTTCCCGGTGTGATGGTCTGTGCCGCTTGCGTTGGCATTGTTCCTGTCCTCTGATACCCTGCCGAAGAGGTGAATTTTTTTCCACTCAAAACATTCGCCACCGATGCATCGCCAAAATCGGACATCGCTTTTATCAAGGTTATAGGCGTATCCTTCCTTATCAGCACATCTGACTCGATAGGTGCAGTAATCTCCATTTCGCCCACTACCACCGAAACACCCTCAGCGTATAAGTATTGCTGATTTGAGGTCTCTGCCAATGTTCCAGTGATAAGTTCACCGTTCACATCAGCCTGCTTGTCTTTGACAATGTCGCTTGCCGTAGCCGCTCTTTCAGCAGGAATTGTATTCCCTGAGGTGATTCCCCCAACATCAGAAGCAAAGCCTGTTGACTCGTTCCACGCAAGTTTTGCCGTACCGCCTGTCTTTGCACGTATTGCATCAGCCGTTGCAGTAATTGCCGTATCGAGCTTGGCAGAGTCTATAACTTTATCGTATGCCATTAATAACTACCTCCACTCCAAATAGGAAGCGCAGCAAGTACATCGGAAACCATTGATTCCTTGTCTGCCGCAGTCCAGTAGTCCGTACCCTTGACAGGTGTTTTGCCGTCTGCACCGTTGCTTCCGTCTTTACCGTCAGTGCCATTAGTACCGTCAGTACCGTTCTTTATGTTCAAAGTCTTTCCATCCGAGAATGTAACAGTGTTGGTCGCACCGCTTCCAGTATTGTTTGTGACATTGGTAATGGTCACGCTTGTGCCATCTTTGCCATTGACACCGTCCTTACCATCACTACCATTTGCGCCAGTTGCTCCAGTATCACCTGTATCACCCTTTTCACCCTTCAGATTCTTGAAGGCAAAGGCAAATGTGCGTTCCGATTCTGTGCCGCCAAGCGTTACCGAGACTGACGGTGTTCCGACATTGGAGTCAACAGATGCCGTAGCACTTTTAATTGTTGCGTTTTTTCCGTCCGCACCGTCTGATCCATTAGCACCATCATTTCCGTTCTTGCCGTCTGCGCCATTCAAAACATCAAATGATTTAGTGCCTGATTTATCGGTGATAGAAACTCTGTTGCCACCGCTTATAGCCGCAATGGAAACTGTAGGCGAGTATCCATCCGCACCGTCTGCACCATCCGCTCCGTCTTTACCCGGATTACCCTGATCACCTTTATCCCCCTTAAACTGTGAGCCTTCACCGTTCGCAGGGAATGCAGTGCCACTCCAAATGTACAGTTTGCCGTCCGATTCTACAAAGTAGGCTTTACCTGCATCATCAGCCGTCAAGCCTTTGGGAAGGTTTGCGTATGTAGTCACAGAGCCGTTAATCATCAAGCCTGCGCCTGCTTCACCTTTTTCGCCTTGCGAGCCAGTGTCACCTTTGTCGCCTTTATCCCCTTTGTCGCCTTTTTCACCTTTCAGATTGGCAGAGCTTGTTCCGCTTGCAGATGTTACCACAAGCGTTGTGCCGTTCCAAGAGTGTGTAACCGATGTGCCATCCGCACCACTGTCACCTGTATCACCCTTTGCGCCTTTGAGGTCAGCGGAGGAAGTGCCTGATGCAGAGGTAACGGTCAATACAGTGCCATTCCATCTGTGTGTGGCAGAAACGCCATCCGCACCGCTATCACCCTTATCTCCTTTATCACCCTTGTCGCCCTTCTCGCCTTGAATACCACGTTCGCCCTGAATGCCCTGAACGCCTTGGATACCCTGTGCGCCTGTAGCGCCTGTATCACCTTTGTCACCCTTCTCGCCTTTGAGAGATGCCACCTGCTCGGGAGTCAGTTCCTCGAATGTCATTGTGCCATCAGCACCTTTGTCACCCTTGTCACCCTTATCTCCCTTATCACCTTTTTCACCCTTGAGTGAGGCTATCTGTTCGGGAGTGAGTTCTTCAAAGGTCATCGTGCCATCAGCACCCTTTTCGCCCTTTTCGCCTCGTTCACCCTTGAGAGAGACAAGCCATTCTTCCTCTGTTCCTTCAAAGCCATTCTTCTTGGCAACTTCATAGGCTGACTTGCCGTCTCTGCCTATTACTGTGCCAAGTCCACCGTACAGGGAGTTCTCACCCGACAGAGTTCCTATGAGCTTGTTTTCGTTCTGTAAAGTTCCGTTCATAGTTAGTTCCCTCCGTCAGCTTCGGGATACAGCATAAATACTCTCGCTCCCTCTTCGGTGTGTCCGATAATAGTCTGACAGTTTGTGTCGGGATTGAGTTCGATAGTGTACCAATACTCTGTAGGCTTGTTGATTACATCCCCGAATTTCGTTTCATCGCTGTCAAGGTTAAACTGTACAAGCTCTGTTGCCTCAGTCACCTCAACATCCTTCTCAAGCATAATAGAGGAGTAGTCCTTCTTTGCACACACAGTAAGGCGTACAATGTCACCCACTCGGAATGTGTAAGGCACAACCTCATCGGGATTATCACCTAAATTCGCACCAACAGAGAAGCTGCCTGCATCTCCCCTCGTGCAATGAATGGTTAAATCATCTTTGTTTACAACAAACATTATTCTCCTCCCAAATCTTTAATATTTGTCAGGTCTTCGATAGCCTCTTCAATAGAAACAAACTCTTCAACAGGCTTGATGTATCCACGCCCTTCCGCTTCAAAGACAAGCACATCGCCTTCTTTAAGCTGAATGGTAGTGTCATACTTGCTCTTGTAGCCCTCACCCTTGATTGTCATAACAGAATGAAGCACCAAGTTACGAACAGTCTGCTTTACGTTTTCGTTCTTAAATTCAAGCTCTGTGTCCTTTGTGACACGAATACCGGGCATAAGGTCAATGCTCGGCTTTCTGATAAAGTTCTGCATATAAATTCCTCCTTTTCCTTTTGTCAATACAGAAAATCCTTCTATATTCACAAAAAGGGGGGATAGACTAATCCATCCCCCATTCTTGTTATATTAGGCTATGCGCCTTGCATTCCGCTAATAGCGGCTGTTGCCGGATTAAGAAGCAGCCTTGAGAGGCACTTTTACGACCTGAATACGTGCTTCGTCAATGACCTTTGCGCCGAAGGTATCAAGACCACGGATGATGTCCTTGAAACGCTTTTCTGCGCGGAGTGCTTCCACTTCGTTGATCTGACCCGCGAATGCAACTGCCTTCTTGCCGCGAACACAGCAGTATGCGTAGGTAGTGTCCTTTGCAAGACCGTTGGACATTACAACCTTGAAATCATCGTATACACCTACGATACCCTTCTTGATGTATTCAGGGTTATCAGTAGACAGAGTGATGAGGTTGTTCTTAAAGAGGTTGTACACCGCAGGAGTGATTTCGATTACGCCCTCTTCATCGAAGTTGCGTTCACGGAGAGCAACGATAGCCGCATCAATCGCAGTCTTTACAGCTTCGCCGGAAAGCGCGGTTGCAGTGGTTACGTTCGCAGCAGTGGTTACGCCCTTGATAAGAGTTGCAATGTACGCATCACGCTTTACAGCGAGACCGTGTACAGCCTTTTCCTGATAACGTTCCGCGAGACCGGGTACAGACTGTGCTTCGTTTACGTCATCAACATAGAATGCGAAGTAGTTCGCCTGATTGATGGTAAGAATCTGACCCTTGTCGCTCATTTCTTCGATGGTGATATCCTTAGTGCCATCGTAAGCACCGATAGTAGGTTCACCTACACCGAGAATCTTAACAGACTGAGCGTACTTGCAATCGCCTTCGTATTCACGGAGACAGTTGTCAACGAGCTTACACTTGAGTTCAAGATCGTCCTGAATCTTTTTAGACCATATAGTCTGAATGAAATTTGTTACTGCCATAATATTTTTCCTTTCTTGTTAGAGAGGAAGTATTACCATTTCAGCATTGATGCCTGTACAGCTTTGAATAGAGCAGGATTCTTGTCAAAATCTTTTTTAGTGAATTTAAGTGCTTCATCTCTTGTATAGAAATCCTTGACTCCACTGTCATCGGATACGCTGTTCTTCATACTTCCCATTGGTTTGATGTTTTTCTTTGGTTGTGTTTGTGTGTAGATATTGAATATCTCGGAGATAGGTGTCTTCGGATTAAACTTACCTGCGAAGTCCTGAAACTCTTGGCTGTTGAACATTTCTTCTGTAACGCCGATTTTGGCAAGTTCATTCTGTCGCTCCGTCTTCTGTCGATGCTCTGCGAGTACCCTGAAATATGCCTTTTCTCGTGCGGTCATATTGTCAAAGCCTAACTCTGTCAGGCGGTCAACTTCCTCAACTACATCCTCATAGCCTGCATTGATAATGTCATTGGCTTCTGCCTTTGCAAGCACTTCAATGTCACGCTCTGTGTAGTTAGGCTTTTCGGGGAGCTTGATGCCCTTGCTCTGATAAAACTTTGCGAAGGTGTCGGTCATTTCCTCAACACTCTCTTTGCCTGTGCCTGCCTTCAGCACTTCCTCAAGATTGCCGTACTTACGTTCATACTCTTTGCGGATTTTTGCTTCACGGCGAGCGAGCTTCTTCCCAAGTACCTCATCCAGTTTGGCATTAAAGTCTGCCTCGGTGTAGGTTTTAGGGGTTTCTTCTGTGGTCTGCTCCACGTTTTCAGTCACCTGTTCGGTCACAAGGTTTTCGTTCTCGTTCATACGATTATCCTTCCTATTTTTTAAGCGAGGTTTGCTTCCTCATATTCCATACAGTTTAATGACATAAATGCTTGGTCAAATTATTTCTTAATTATCATCGGGATTGTTTTCGAGCATTTCTTCTTCCTCTTCGATTACCTCTTCTTCCATAGGCATCTGCTGTTCCATTGCCATTCGTGCATCGGCAATCTGTGATGCCTGTCCATCGGGATCTTCGAGGATAAACTGTGATGCTCTCTGCTGCATAAGCTGCGCCCGTGCATTGATCTGTGCAATTCGCATCTGTGTCTTCTTGATGTTCTCAATGCCCTCAAGCAAATCCTGCTTCGGTGCAACGGAGTCATCGGGAAGAGCCTTGACATATGCTTCAAACTCTGCCACTCTCTGCGGATTGAAGAATCCTTGAAGGAGGAAGTTCTCCATTGTCTGCTCCATTGCAAAGCGGTCATATACACCCTTGGGAGTTACATCAATCTTCACAACAGCCTGTAACTGCTGAAGAACAGTCTGAGGTACTTTTACCATCTGTACATACTCTTCGCCTGTCATCGGGTCTGTTACAGTCTCTTCCATTGCTACACCGTCTTCTGAATATACTACAAGGTATTCAAGGTCAATCTTTGCGATGTCTTCAATGAAGTTCTTGTAGCTTTCCTTCTGCTCGGTCATAGGAGCTTGTGAAGCCTGCTGTACTGCAAGAATAGCTCTACCTGATGCGCTTTCGGGATTCACCTGTCCTGTTGCTGTGTCACCTGCACCTGCAAGCTCTCTTGTAACCATAATGAGGTCTTCCTGAAGCTGCTTGACATCGGGAGACATCTGTGCAGGAGGAATTGTACCCACAATCTTATGCACATCATCCACAGGCTGTCCGTTTGTACGAATCGTGCCACCCACAGTATTAAGTGCCTGCGGATTCTGTACCTTCGACATATCAACAACCTTCTGTGGATATGCCTGATACTTGACTGTCAGCACTCGTCTGACTTCGGTGCGGTTTACTTCGATCTGATTAGGGATAAGGAATCGTACTTCGCCTTCGCCACGAGCAGAGCCTTCTTTCTCTTCCCATACAAAGTGAGCTACGGGATAGAGAGAAATGCCAAGGTCAACATCCTCGGTAATGTCCACCCATCGTGTAGCAACGGAATAATGCACTGTGCCGTCCTGCTTGTACATCTTGTAGACTACTGTCACCATATTGTCAAGCTCGTCCTTGGCAGCATCTCCGCTCTCCTCAAAGTTATCGTTGTCACCAATGATGTATGATACCTTGTCTTCGCTCATACCCTCGCCGAGTGCCAGTTCAATAGCATTCACAATAGGCATACGCTTGCGGATCAGAATGTAGGGTTGCGACTGAATGTCATCGTCATTCTCGTTGCCGTAGTAGATGTCATTCTTCTTCACAATCTCGTGAACGGGAATCATATTCTCTCTGTCGAAGTTGATATAGATGATACCCTCGTCATTGATTGCCGCATCCTTGGTGATTCGTCTGCCCTTGAAGTCCATCTTGTCCTTTTCCCACAGCCTACGAATGTATCCATTCAGTAGGTCACAGTATCTCTCTGCTTCCTTCTGAAACTGTCTGTTCTCATAGTTCTGCGAGGAAAAATGAACACCGTACAGATTATCGTGAATAACGGATACCTTGTACTTGACAATCGGTTTAATGAAGTTCTTCTGAACAGGCTCTACATCACCGAGCTTTGCGCCTTCCCACTGACTGCCGTTGTAGAAACGATAGTTTTTGTCCGTGTCTGCATAGATGTTTGTGAGGCGATGATAGTTGCGCCCCTTTTCATATAGCCCCCATATGGGAGTCTCCTTGATTTCGGTTAAATCCATTTAATCACCTGCCTACATCTGTTTGATTGTTTGGTGTGCCGTCATAGCACTCGATATTACGCATAATGGTGTCGATTCTATCCTGTTCCTTCTGCGCTTCTCTCTTTTCTTCGTGCTTTCGGTACGCTTCAAGCGGATTCACAGTAGGCAGCTCAATGTTTTCCCCTTTGCTCACCTTCTGTCCCACTTTAGCCCCAATTAGAAAACAGCCGATGCATAACACACCGACTGTCAATACTAATGCTATTTCCATATGTCCTCCTATATTACTGTTATAGCCTCTCCATAATCGTATTGTGCTTCCCACTGTCTCTCTACAGAGAATTGATGCTGTGGAGGTACGATTATAGGCTCTTCTATGAATACCACTTGGTCTCTGATGTGATGTGCTATTGCAAGCCCCATCATCATATCATCGTGTCCGCCCTGTGGAGCTTCTATACGCCCCTTTTCGTTGCGGATGATAGTTAGTAGCTCTTCAAGTGTTTCCTTGTCACAGATGGTCTCACAATGCTCACGGACGATTTCAATAAGCCTTGATATAATCGTTGGTCGAGTAAGCGATGTAGTCTTGAAACCAAATCGCTTCTCCGTCTTGCCTGTGTATGTGTCCTGTGCCTCTCGTGCGTATTGCTTCGGATAACCTAACCTCTGTAGCTCCATAATAGGATAGCTGTCGAAGTTGGCTTCTATACCGATCAGAGCATCCTTGTAATACTTGCCGAGACAGTACATCTGCTTTGCATATTGGTCTGCATCAAACTGATGCCTCAGTACAGCTACCTGTTCACCGTTCTTTGCATTGAGAACGTGTCCTGTGAAGTAGTCACTGCCTTCACCTGCCGTGTCACCGCCTATGCAGTATTGTGTCACTTCAGGTGTGTTTGGCATCTGATACAGCTTTATGTATCCGTTTCTATCATTCACCCATTGTATATTGGTTATCTTCAGTCCGTCATAGTCATAGGTGAAATAGCCTGTCTTAATAGCTCTTGGAATCGTTTCCAAACGCTTTTGTATCGCCCTTGCATCAAATACTGTCTTACCGAGAATACCCCACTTACCGAGGCAGTAAACCTCGTAGGTGTATTCGTCTGTATGCTTCAAATCCTCAAGAGCTTTGCGGTCATCATCCGTGAGGAATTTGTTGTCCTTATAAGTAGAAAAGCAGACTGTCGCCAGTCCGCTATCAATGAAATGCTTCTTTATCCAATGCTGAATGTTAATAGGGTTAAACGATAAGACTATCTGTTTCTTGGTCTTACCACCACGCAAACGCACCTTCAACTGATTTATATCAGCCTCTTGTGTTTCCGTAGCTTCTTCCACCCATATGTCTGTAAGCTCACCATTCTCAAATGTAATTGACTTAATCTTTTCAACGTCATCCAGTCCGGCAAAGGCTACCTCATTTCCTGTGAGCTTGCACTTGATACGCATATCACTCTCATTTACCTTGAAGTGTTCAGCCAAATTCCAGTTTGATATAACTTGCTTCAAGAGAGGGAATGTACTTCGTCTGTTTGTGTCGCCTGTCTGTCGCACTACAAGCAAATTACATCGTTCAGGATGTATCAGCTTGTATATGAATCTCTGCGCTATAAAGTATGATTTGCCTGATGAGCCACCGCCGTAGAATACAAGGTATCGGTCTGTGTTATCAAGGTATGGAAGGTACACATCATTGAATACCCTCTTGCTTATCTTAATATTGACATCCATCAGTCATCACTCAACTCTATACTGATATTGACTGCGTTTGTGACTTCAGCCTGTACCTTCTGAACATACTCGCCTTGCATCTTATTCATAATGTCGATTGCCTTCAGTTTATCGTTGATTGCTACATCCTCGCTCTGTATAGCCTCTGTGAGCCATTCTAAACGCTTCTGAGCCGTCATAATAGTTTCATTGGTTAATTGTCCTCTTAACTCACTAATCCTTGCTGATACCTTGCTATCGTTTGCGAGACGGCTTGCATTCTCGTGTATCGTCTTATCAGCCATATTCTTTGTGCTGTAAGCGGAGCGATATGCATCCGCTTGGCTCATTCCTTTTATAATGTTCTGTGCAAATAGTTCCTGCTTTGCTGTCAGCATATCATCTCCCCCTTTCTTATATATAGAATCCTGTGCTTTCCATTTTCTTTGCGCCACCGAATATACGCAGCTTGTACATCTTATCGCTCTGTGGTCTGTATGCTTCTCTTGCACCGTATCCGCCAAATTCGCAGAACGAGCCACTATTGAGGCATTCTACGTTTCGCTTGTATACCACTTTGTTGTGTGCATCAAATACGAGCTTGGCTCTTGGTTTATCCTTTGGCTCGTGATCGTGACCGTATGCGAAGAAGTCAATTCCATCCGTATAGTCAGCAGAGCAGTACGCCTTGACATCCTTTGCCTTGTGCTGTATCTGCCCCATATAGTGTACTTGCCGTCTCTTATCCTTGTTTCTTGTTCCTATGCCTATATCAATGATTGCAAAGTTGTTTCTGTACTTCTCGCTGATACCTGCTATAAGGCAACAGTCATATAAAGGATACATACCGCTTGCTTTTGTTGTTCTGTTGTATTCGTGATTGCCCGGCACTACCGCTATTGTCTTATCCTTCAGATCGAATAGCTGTTCTGTAACCCATTCTTTCTGTTCGGCAGGGGAACACTTCTGCGTGAACACATCACTCTTGCTGTTCGGTATGGCATTTTCCATTAAGTCACCTATCCAACAGATATACGCCCTATCGTCATTCTGTATCTTACTCTTCAACGCCTTCCACTTCTTCTCATTAAATAGCTCAGCTCCAAAGTGTACATCGTGAATGAAATATATATCAGCATAATCAATATCTCTTGGGAGGTTACATATTATTGGTGTGAAGTCTGATAAAAACATTCTCTTACCTCTTTATTCGCAACAGCCATAGGCGGAGGCATCCGACCCATCCGCCCCGGAGTTGGTATTTGACGATATCCCCCATATCGCTGGCTGTTTTCTATACGCAAAAAAGCACCGCCCCTCCGGTAAGAGACGATGCTTTCTTGAGTGTGCTATATTGAGTTGTTTGCATTATATATTATATATAGCTTATAAGTCACAATCAATAGGATTTAGTCACACAGAGTCACATTCTTGCGTGTTTACAATTTGTTTACAAACTTTCTTGTTGGAAGTTATTGACATACTTGCGCAAGTATGATATAATAATATCAAACAAAGGGCAACACCCAAGAACGAAAGAGAGAAAGAAAAATGACAAAAGCAATGCTCGACCAAATAAAAAAGACAATGAAACGCTACGGGGCAAAACACGCAATCTAC